ACAGCATCAGTCATTAGTGCTTCTATTGGTGCCGTATTGTTATTCTTTTATGCTCACGGGCTTTTATCTGTAGTTAATAATTTAAAATAGAGGATAATGACATATCAAGTTATTCAGGGAGTTTTTGCAATGATGATTGTGATGTTCATCTTATATGTTGGAAGTGGGGAGCACCGTTGAAACTTTGTTAAATAATTGCGTAGTATTTTATAAGTCATTTTTTTCTTGACAGGAGCACCAGTTCTTGGTATAATACACACATACAACCGGGTTTAGCGCAGTTTGGTAGCGCATCTGCTTTGGGAGCAGAGGGTCGGGGGTTCGAATCCCTCAACTCGGATTACCAGTTCCGAAACTGGTACACTTGACAGAAAACTTTCCAACCCTTATAATACTAAGGCAAACAACGCAAAACAATGTCTCTGATTCAAAAGTTTAAGAAAGATGTTAGCACTCTTCGTCTTGCTGCTAACGGGGAATTCTACCTTGATGTAAAGAATCCGAAACTTTATAAAAAGGTTCGCCGCTTCTATGAAAATGAAGGGGTTGTATTTTCAGGTGACCCCCTTGATGATTACGAAATTCTTATGGAATACGTTGCCCAAGATCTAGAAACTGTTGAAGTATGATGATTCAACCTAAAGTTCTTCTTGAAAAAGAAAACTATCGATTTGTGGAAAGGGGTATTATTGAACTCAATGGTAAACCCGATTATCGTCTCCAGAAAAAAGATTTCTATACAAAACGATGGAACGACATCTATTTGTTTGATAATCAAATGCAGTGTTTGACTGCTATGGAAGACTTTAATTATGCCAAATGGTTGGATCCTGATAGAGTTCCTTGTTACATTAAGGATGATGATGAAGACACGGATGGTCTATAACAGCACTGGTCGGGAACCCCCCCTCAGTCACGGAGAGACTCTAAAAGCACTGGTGGAGTCAAATATGACCCTAATTAGGTTTCTTGCTTTCCCAAAAAGCAAGTGGTGCGGATGGGACTCTCTCCCGCCTGGTTTCCAATTTCTAGTTGCTTTGATCTTTTTCATGCTGGGCATGTTACTATGCTCAAAATGGAGAAGGAAATGTGTGATTACTTAAAGGTGGCACTTCAAGTCGATCCAACTATTGATAGACCTGGATTAAAAAATAAACCAGTTCAATCCATTTATGAAAGATATGTTCAGGTGCAGGCATGTAAATATGTGGATGAGATTCTTGTTTATGACACGGAAGCAGACCTTCTTAATTTAATTAAGACTCAAACTTTTCACGTTAGATTTCTAAGTGAAGAGTATAAGGATATTGATTTTACTGGAAAGCAATACTGCATTGATAATGATATTGAAATTCATTATCACCTAAGAAGACATCAATTCTCTACCACAGAACTTAGAAACAGAGTTTATGACCTAGAGAAAGCAAAACGGGAAGAGAAAAATATTACTGATATTAAGCAATATGCACCAGAACTTTTAGAAAAATACGGTCAAAAATGAGCATACTAGTTACAGGCGGCGCTGGATTTATTGGAAGTAATTTACTCCATCATTTGGATGAATCTTTCGATGATGAGATTATTTGTATTGATAAATTAACCTATGCTGCGGATTGGCACAATATTCCAGATTCTGTAAGATTTTACACTACAGATATTGTTGATGAACATAATTGTGAGTATATCTTTAAGAAGTACAAACCATCTGTAGTTTTTCATCTTGCTGCAGAGAGTCATGTTGATAATTCTATTAAAGATTGTTCAAATTTTATCAGCAGTAATATCATTGGAACAGTTAATCTTTTGAACCTAGCAGTTAAGTATCAAGTAGAAAAATTCATTCATATCTCTACTGATGAGGTTTATGGATCTGTTGATGATGGGTACTTTACTGAAAAATCAAATTATGATCCTAGAAATCCTTACTCCGCTTCCAAGGCATCGAGTGAACATTTTGTAATGGCATACCACAATACTTATCAACTTCCAGTCATAATTACAAATTGTTCAAATAATTATGGACCTAGGCAGCATACTGAAAAGATGATTGCCAAGGCAATTACCAATTTATTATCTGGAAAAAAAGTTCCTGTTTATGGTGATGGTAAGCAGATTCGTGATTGGTTATATGTTCAGGATCATTGTGAAGCACTAGTTGACATTTTGCACCGTGGGAGAATTGGTCAAAAATATAATATTGGTGGAGAATTTGAAATTAAGAATATTGATTTAATACGGATGATTCTAGACCGTATGAATATGAAAGAAAATATGATAGAATATGTAGAAGACAGACCTGGACACGACCGCCGATATTCTACTGATATTACTAAAATTCGACACGAATTAAAATGGTCTCCTAGATTTGATATAGATAAAGGATTAGATAAAACTATTGCTTGGTATTGCGAAAGACATGATAACAATTGATTACTTACCTCATGCCAGACCAATTGAGTATTGGCGTTTAACATCACATTTTCTGAATAATATTAAACCAGAAAATAAGAAAAAAATTAAAGTTAATATCCTAGCTACAAATGATGAACCTTGGTTAGACTATCTTGATCCTGATATTGCTGCTCAGGTTATTATCTTCCCTTACAATGGAAATTATCTTGCCAAGGCAAAGTTGGCTAGTAAGGATGAAAATCCATATTCAATAAAGTTGGATGAAGATTGCTTTATGAGTAATCATGTTTGGGATTATTTTATTGAAAATATTCATATTTTAGATGACCCAGACGTTCTATTATTATCTCCCCTGGTTTCCACCAATATTCCTCTAGTAGATGAATTTATCAATTCATTTATTGATGATGAGAAAGTTAAAAATAAATTGCATGAATTATTTTTAAATCGTTTAATGCCCAATAATCTTTGGGGAGTTGATTATACATCATTGAACAAATATACTCTTGAGGCAAACGAATGGAATCCTGAGGAATATTATAATGGAGTATCTAATATTAATCACTATTATCGTGGGATTCATCCTGTTCGTATTTCTGTAGAAGCACAACTTCTTTTGAGTGAATATGTTCTGAATAACATGGATAAGTTCTTGGCAAAGAATGAATATTCACTGAAAGAATTTAATAGACCATATTTCACTAACAATATCTTTGCCTTTAAAACTTCAGATTGGAGAAAAATCTTACAACTTCCAAATGATGGGTTTGATGAAGTTCCTTTGAGTGAATACAAAAACGCTCATAATAAAAAGTGTTATTACATTGATAATGGATTCTGTGTTCATCCAATGTATAATACAGTGTTTGGATTCAATCCAGAATTTAATATTGGTATGAATAATGGACTTGAAAAGGAGATAGAAATTGTAAATCAATTTGTTGAGAAAATTTTATGAAAAGAGCACTAATCACAGGTATCACGGGTCAAGACGGATCTTATCTTGCTGAACTTCTCCTAGAAAAGGGATATGAAGTTCATGGCATTATTCGTCGTGCCTCTCAAATCAATACACAAAGAATTGATCACATTTATGACCAAATTAAATTACATTATGGTGACCTGACGGATTCCACAAATGTAGTGAGAGTCATTCAATTGGTTCAACCAGATGAAATTTATAATCTCGGTGCTCAGAGTCACGTAAAGGTATCCTTTGAGATGCCTGAATACACTGCTGATGTCGATGGTGTGGGAACCCTCCGTATTCTTGAGGCTGTGCGTCTCCTGGGCATGGAGGGGCATGTACGCATCTATCAGGCGTCTACCAGTGAGTTGTATGGTCTTGTTCAGGAAACTCCCCAGAGTGAAACTACTCCTTTCTATCCCCGCTCTCCTTATGGTGTAGCAAAGATTTATGGTTATTGGATTACAAAGAATTATCGTGAATCATATGACATGTATGCTTGCACGGGGATTCTTTTTAATCACGAATCTCCTCGTCGTGGTGAGACCTTCGTTACTCGCAAAATTGTTCGTGGACTTTCGCATATTTCTTGTGGATTGCAAGACGTTCTGCAACTTGGTAATTTGAATGCAAAACGTGACTGGGGACACGCCAAGGACTTTGTAGAAGCAATGTGGTTGATGCTTCAACAAGATGAAGCAGATGATTATGTGATTGCTACAGGTAAGCAATATTCAGTTAGGGAATTTGTGGAAGAAGCAGCACCTTACTTTGGTATGAAAATTATATGGGAAGGTGAAGGTATTGAAGAAAGGGGAATTGACAAATACACTGGTAGAACGATTGTTAAAGTCAATGCTAAATATTTTCGACCTGCTGAAGTGGAAACTTTATTGGGTGATGCCTCCAAGGCAAAGAAGCAATTAGGTTGGGAACCTAAAACTTCTTTTAAACAATTAGTTGAGGATATGTGTATCAATGGACAGTGATTCTAGAGTATTAGTTGCTGGTGCCAACGGGATGGTTGGATCTGCAATTGTCAGAAATCTTGAAATTAAAGGATATACTAACATCATCAAAGGAACTCGTGATGATGTAGATTTTACAAATCAAGATGAGACGGAAAGATATTTTTGTTCCGAAGAACCCGAATATGTTTTTGTTGCTGCTGCTAAGGTTGGTGGCATTATGGCGAATAGTAATTATAAGGCAGATTTTTTGACTGAGAATCTCCAAATTCAAACTAATCTTATCCAACAATCCTATAATTTTGGAGTAAAGAAACTTCTGTTTCTTGGTTCTTCCTGCATCTACCCTAAGTTTGCTACTCAACCAATCACTGAAGACCAGTTGATGACTGGTGCTCTAGAACCAACAAATGATGCCTATGCAATTGCCAAGATTGCTGGTATCATGATGTGTCAGGCATATCGTCAGCAGTACGGGTTTAATGCCATCTCATTGATGCCCACAAACCTTTATGGTATTAATGATAATTTTAATTTAGAGACCTCACACGTCCTTCCAGCGATGATTGCGAAGTTTCATGCTGCATTATCCCATAGTGAATACTATGAAGTTAAATTGTGGGGTGATGGTTCTGCAATGAGAGAGTTTCTTCACGTTGATGACCTTGCAGAAGCCTGCTATGTTTGTATGCAACAATATAATGAATCAGACCATATTAATGTTGGTACTGGGGAGGATGTAACTATTAAAGAATTGGCAGAAACTATTGCCAATATAGTTGGGTATACCCGTGATATTAATTGGGACACGACAAAACCAAATGGAACTCCAAGAAAAGTTTTAAACGTCGATAAAATTAAATCACTTGGATGGGAACCAAAAATTAGTCTTTGTGAAGGTATTGAAAAAACTTACGAATGGTACAAATCAAATGGATGAAACTGTCTTAAAACCTTGGGGTTCTTATACCAATCTTCTTGATGAAAGTTATACCAAAGTTAAAAAAATAGTTATTAATCCTGGTGAATCCCCCAGTTATCAATATCATTTTAAAAGAAGTGAAATCTGGATAGTTGTAAAGGGAACTGCTGAGGTAAAAATTGATGATGTTATTATGCAGCATCATGTTGGAGACATCATTAAAATTCCAGTGCAAGCAGCGCATCAGATTACTAACATTGGTGATGATGAATTGATTTTTGTTGAGGTTCAGTTAGGTGAATACTTTGGTGAAGATGATATTGTAAGATTGGAGGATAAGTATGGCAGAGTATAAAGTATTACTTACCACAAGTGGTCTTGGATCTAGACTTGGTAATCTGACTAAGTTTACAAATAAAAGTTTGGTTAGGGTAGGAAATAAACCTGTTATTTCCCACATTATTGAAAGTTATCCTGGGGATGTTGAGTTTGTTGTAACTCTGGGGCATTATGGGACTCATGTAAAACAATATCTAACACTTGCACATTCTGATCGTGCAATTCAGTTTGTTGAAGTTGATAATTATATGGGGGAGGGTAGTAGCCTACTCTACTCCATTTCTCTGTGTGAAGAGTATTTGCAGTGCCCTTTTATTTTTCATGCTTGTGATACTATCTTACCTAAAAATTATATTTCTGGCATAGATTTTTCTACGAATTGGTCTATTGGTGGTAAGGGTGATAATAGTCAGTCCTATAGAACAATTAATTGTGTCAATGGAAAAATCGCGGCAATCAATGAAAAGGGTGAACAAAATTTTGATTTTGTTTATGTGGGTGTTTCTGGTATTGAGCAGTATGCAGTATTTTGGGATGCTTGTAGAAGCACTCTCAAAACTGTAAATGTCAGTGATTTAAGTGATTGTCACGTTATTAGAAAGATGAATGATTTTTCTGTTGTGGCAATTGATGAGTGGTATGATATCGGAAATATTGATTCTCTTAAAGTAACTCGCTCAAAGATTAAAGGAACAATTCATGTTCTCGATAAAGAAGATGAGAACATTTTTATGTTCGATGAGTTTGTAATTAAGTTTTTCTATAATAAAAAAGTATGCTATGATAGAGTTTTAAGAACTCAAAATCTTCAAGGATTAGTTCCTGTTCTATTGGGGAGTTCTGAAAACTTTTATAAGTATAGTTATGTTGAAGGAGATCTTCTTGCTGATGTAGTTGATTTGAATAAGTTTGCTAATTTATTGAATTGGTCAGCGCAAAATTTATGGATTCCTAAAGAAGATTCTTCATATGATGATAATGCCCTTTCTTTTTATAAAGATAAAACAATTCTAAGGATTGAAAAATTTTTAGAAAAATATAATATAGTTGATGGCGATGACTACATTAATGGTATGCATATTCCATCTATTAGTGAACTTATAGGGCAGATAGACTTTCAATCCATTATAGGAACGTTCCCGAGTGGATTTCATGGAGACTTTATTTTAGATAATATTCTTATTACTGATAATAAATTTACTTTAATTGATTGGAGACAAGATTTTAATGGTAGCATAGATGCTGGGGATATGAGATATGATTTGGCAAAGTTGAATCATAATCTTATTCTCAATCATGAGATTTTGGCAAATAATCAGTATTCGATTGATTTTACCAGTGGAATACGTTGTGATGTTCTTGTTAAAAAATCTTTATTAGAATGCCAGGAACTTCTAAGAGCATTTTGTAATGCAAATCAAATTTCGTATAAAACAATAGAAATTTTAACATCTTTGATTTGGATAAACATGTCTCCACTTCATGAACATCCCCTTGATATGTTTTTGTATTATTTTGGTAAGTACAATCTGTTTATTAATCTCAGGAGTAATTAAATGAATAGTGTTCAGTACGCATCTACTTTTATTCATCCTAACTATAAACACGTATTGGAATTCGGCGTATTTGAGGGAAAAACTATTAATGAAATTAGACAAGCACTTGATGAGTCTTATCAAGTTTTTGGTTTTGATTCATTCGAAGGATTACCAGAAGATTGGGAAAATACTGTGTGCATGAAAGGTCATTTTAACAGAGGTGGTTCTATTCCAAATATTGAAAATGTCAAATTTTTTAAAGGATGGTTTGAAGATACAATTCCAGAATACTTGAAGGAAGCAGACACTATTGGACTTCTTCATCTTGATTGTGACTTATATTCTTCAACAAAAACAATTTTTGATAATTTGCACCCATATATTAAAAGAGGAACAATTATTGTTTTTGATGAATGGTTTTATCATGGGCATGAAATGACCAAGTATGGGGATTGTGAACAGAAAGCTTTTTATGAGTATGTAATAGAAAATAGGTTGGAGTGGGAGTTTATTCCATTTTATGATAATGAAAATCCAACTGATAGAAAAATTGTTAAGATTTTATGAATTTTCCCAAATACTATATTGGCCCAATGAGTAAAAATGTTGTTGATTGTGTGATTAAACACGGTCAAAAACATTCCATTGGATTCATTCCCTCCAGAAGACAGGTTGACTTTTCTGGGGGGTATGTTAATGGGTGGAATACTGAAACTTTTTCGGAGTATGTTAAGGGTAAAAATTCCAAAATCCTTCTATGTAGAGATCATGGTGGTGCGGGACAAGGGCAATTAAGTGATGATGGGCATGAATCTTTTAATTGTGACATGCAATATTTTGATTTAATTCATATTGATCCTTTTAGAGTTTCTGAAACAATTTATCAAGCAGCAGAGAAAACTGGTAATATTATTGAAAAATATTTCAATATTAATCCAGATGTGATGTATGAGATTGGAACTGAGGAAGCAATATTTAAATATGAACCTGAGCATTTGAATTGGATGCTTGGGTATCTAAAAATTAGATTACGAGTGGAGCAATTTAATAAAATTAAATATGCGGTAGTTCAATCTGGAACTGGATTAGATTTATCTACCAGAACAAATATAGGTAACTTTAACAATAAAAGATTGGAAAAATTTGTTGAGATTACCAAAAACTTTGGAATAATGAGTAAAGAGCATAATGGAGATTATCTAACCGAATCTTTTGATGTTGAAATGAGATTCCAGGCAGGATTAGATGCCATTAATATTGCGCCAGAGTATGGGCAAATAGAATCTGAATTTTATTTGGAGTCTTGCAAACAAGATACACAATTATTTGAACAGTTGTATCAGATATGTTATAATTCAGGTAAGTGGAAAAAATGGATTAAGAATATTGATAGGACATCAAAGGAGCAGTTAATTATGACTTGTTGCCATTATGTTCTCTCCGATAATCAATTCCTAGAGAAAATAAAAGTCCATTTTCCAAATGCTGATAAGAAAATTCAAAAAAAAATTACTTCCCAATTAAAGTTACTGAATGAACAAACTAAAAATTATAGCGTTTGATCTTGATGATGTCATTTGTTATAGACCTAAGGGATATGAGCATTTGGGTCCGGACAAATATGATTATTGCGAACCCGATGATCATGTAATTGAATTAATCAATTCCCTGTACGAGGACGGTAATAAAATCATCATATATACTGCAAGGGGAATGTCTCAGTATAAAGGAAACGTTGCACTTATTTACAGTGAGTTGTATTCCAAAACTACTCAACAATTGGATGGTTGGGGATTAAAATATGACCAACTTGTAATGGGTAAAATTCATTATGATCTTTTAATTGACGATAAAGTATTAAATTCTTCTAATATTACGAAGGAAACTATTTCAAAATTTTTATATGAATAAGTTAGTCATTTTTGATCTTGATGGTGTTTTAATTGACAGTCGAGATATGCACTATGAAGCACTTAATCGTGCTTTGTCGAATGTAGATAGAAAGTACGTTATCACAAGAGATGAGCATCTAAGTCTTTATGATGGTCTTCCTACTTCCAGAAAGCTCACTATGCTTACTGAGAGGAAGAATCTTCCTGTAGATAAGCACCAACAAATCTGGGAAGACAAGCAAAAAGCAACTCTTGAAATCTTTTCCAGATTGGAGCACGATCATGAACTGATGTACTACTTTCAGCAACTTAAAACTAAGGGATATCAGATTGCTGTTGCTAGTAATAGTATTAGAAATACTGTTAAATTAGTTTTATTAAGATTAGGAGTATTAGAATTTGTCGATTATTATGTGAGCAATGAAGACGTTGTTCGCAACAAACCATTTCCAGAAATGTATTGGAAGTGTATGACTGCTTGCAATGCTCTCCCTAAGCACACTGTAATTTATGAAGATAGTCACATTGGAAGGCAGGGAGCTTTGGATAGTAAGGCACATTTAATTCCGATTGAAAATAGAGATCATATGACTCAGGAAAAAATTAATGAGGCAATTAAAATTCTTTCCCAAGAAACAGTAAGTCATATTCCTTGGAAATCAGAAAAGATGAATGTTTTAATTCCTATGGCAGGTGCAGGAACTCGTTTTGCAAATGCTGGATATACATTTCCCAAACCATTGATTGAAGTTAATGGGAAACCAATGATTCAGGTGGTTGTTGAGAACTTGAATATTGAGGCAAACTATACATTCATTGTTCAGAAGGAACACTATGAAAAGTACAGTCTTCAGTATCTATTAAATCTCATTGCACCTAATTGTAATATTGTTCAGGTTGATGGGATAACGGAAGGTGCTGCTTGTACAACGTTGCTTGCTAAACAATTCATTGATAATGATTGTCCACTGGTAATGGCAAACTCTGACCAGTTTGTGGAGTGGAATAGTAATGAATGCCTGTACGCATTTAATGCTGATGGTATTGATGGTGGCATTCTAACATTCAAATCAACTCATCCTAAATGGTCTTATGCTAAGGTCGGTGAAGATGGATTTGTTTCTGAGGTTGCTGAAAAGAAACCAATTAGTGATAATGCAACTGTTGGAGTTTATTTTTGGAAAAAAGGTTCGGATTATGTGAAATATGCTGAGCAAATGATTGAGAAGAATATTCGTGTAAATAACGAGTTTTATGTTTGCCCAGTCTTTAATGAAGCTATCGAAGATGGTAGGAAGATACGTATTAAGGATATTGAAAAAATGTGGGGAATTGGAACTCCTGAAGATTTGAATTATTTCTTGGAGCACTATAAAGGATGAAACTGATTGCACACAGGGGAAATATTAATGGATCAAATCCATTAGAGGAGAATAAACCCGAATACATTGAGAAGGCAATGTTGGAGGGATTTGATGTTGAAATTGATATTCGGTATGATACTTTTGATAAAAAATTATATCTTGGGCACGATGACCCACAGTATGTTATTGATTGGTTTTGGTTGTCAAAATACAAAGATTTTCTTTGGATTCATTGTAAGAACATTGAATCTTTTTATGAGTTTTCTTCTGGCACTAGTGGGTTCAATTATTTCTGGCACCAAGAAGATGACTACACATTAACTAGTAAAAATTATATTTGGACTTTTCCTGGAAAATCATATACACCAAGATCTGTAATTGTTATGCCTGAATGGAATATGCCAGTAGAAGTCTTTAGTGATTTGAAGGCATTTAATTGTTATGGTGTATGTAGTGATTATGTTGGTAAATTAAAATGAAAAAATTAAAAGTTTGGTTTCCTGGATGGTGGGGAACATTTGATTGCTATGACAATGTGTTTACATATGCATTATCTAAAAAGTATGATATAGAAATTACTCCAGATGATCCAGATTTGGTAGTTACTGGTTTTTATGATAATAGATATCAGAATGCTAAAACTGTTTACTTTAGTGGCGAACCATTTTACAATATTGGTGTTAATGATTATGCACTAACATCATTTTATGTTGACGATCCAAGGTACTTTAGATTTCCTCTTTTCTTATTTTTTGCATATGAATATTATAAATTGAACTTTATAAGTTCGTATGATGAAATAATCCGTAAAAAGTTGTCTGTGGATTCTAATATCCTACAACGTAAGACGAATTTTTGTGCATATGTTTCCAGAGGACCTGGAGGACCTCAGAGTGAGAGGACTAATTTCTTTAATCTATTAAGTCAGTATAAAAAGGTAGATTCTATGGGTATGCATTTGAATAATGCTCCATGTGTTCCTGGAGAATCTGCAACGATTGAGGGGTCAATATGTAAATGTAAAGTAATAAGAAATTATAAATTTACTATGGCGTTTGAAAATACAATGACTTATAATGATAATATTGGATATACTACTGAAAAAATTTATGAACCAATGATTGCTCTTAGTGTACCAATTTACTGGGGTAATCCTGATATTCATAAAGATTTTAATACTAAGAGTTTTGTTAATTGGAATGATTATGGTAGTAATGAGAAGGCAGTTGAAAGAATAATTGAAATTGACAATGATGATGACTTATACATGGACTATATAAAGGAAAATTATTGTAGTAACGAGTATTTGTTTACAATAGATTATTTGGTAGATATCTTTGATAAAATTATAGAAGATTAATGGAAGTCATCAGTAGGGATAAATGCATTTTAAATGATACAAACGATTTGGAGTTTTTGTATTCATTTAAAAACTACCCAGTTTTTATGGGATGTACTAGTCAAGAATTATCTTCGGATATATTTTTCGATATGGACTGGTATATTAGCAAAAGTTCTGGACTTATACAGTTAAAAAATTTATTACCATTTGATGTTTTATATCCACAAACTCATGGTGCTGGTTCAATTGGTAAACTTTGGAATCAACACCATACATCGTTTGCTAATTTCTTGCATAAATTTAAACCTAAGTCCGTCTTTGAAATTGGAGGGTCTCATGGAATTCTGAATAATAAGTATTCGAAATTAGATGTAGTTCCTTGGGTTATTGTAGATGCAAATCCAAATCCTATTGATAATTGTAATGCCACTTTTATAGAGGATATTTTTGATGAAGACTTCGAATATGAGGGAGATTATGATGTACTAATTCATAGTCATTTATTTGAGCATCTTTATGATCCACTCAAATTTATGGAAAAAATATCATCAATGTTATCTAATAATAAAAAGATGATATTTTCTATTCCTAATATGGATATAATGTTAGATAGAAAGTATAGTAACTGTTTAAATTTTGAGCATACTTTTTTTGTAACAGAACCTTATATTGAATTTATATTGAGTAAATATGGATTTGAAATTATTGATAAAGAATATTTTATGGAAGACCATAGTATTTTTTATGCTGTAATTAAAACCGAATCTATAAATCAAAAAAATATTGATTCTAGTTTATATCTTAAGAATAAGACACAGTACATAAATTATATTAATTACTACCAAAATTTAGTATCCAAAATAAACTCAGAAATCGAAGATAAAGATAATGTTTATCTTTTTGGCGCTCACATATTTGCACAAAATTTATTATCTTTTGGATTGAATCAATCTAAAATTAAATTTATTTTAGATAATGATATTGGTAAGCACGATAAAAGACTCTATGGGAGTGATTTATTCGTTAAGTCTCCTAAAATTTTGAAGGATATTTGTAATCCTGTTGTTGTTTTGAATGCAGGAGTATATAATAATGAGATTAAAAAAGATATTATAGATAATATAAATTCATCGTCTATTTTTATATAAATGATTATTGTTTGTACTCATGAAAGCCCTGATACACTAGAACAGTTTCTAGGTTCAGTTCGCAAATATTCAAAAGAAAATCATAAGATTCTTTGTGTTGAAACATCAGAATCACAAATATCAAAACCAGTTGCCGAAAAGTATGATGCTTTGTTTGAAAATACTGAATTGAAATATGAGATTGGTGCCTTTAATTATGCAACCAATACATATCCAGATGAACCTGAATACTTTATGTTCCAGGACTCAATTGAAATTATTGCAGAAGACTGGGAGCATATGATGAGAGACCCTTCAGAGGGTGTTAAAATGGTTGCGTTATGTGGTTATAGATTAGTGGATGATCCTTGTCCAGGATGCGGAGAGGACGTATTCTATAACCTGTACGGTAAAGCATGGCCATTACACCAGGCATATGGGGTATTGACAAATAGCTTCTATGTACCTAAAATGGGTAAAGATAAATTGAAGGAATTTGGTATCGATTTACTTGTAGCTGAAAATAAAAATGATACCTTCGGCACCGAAAGGGTCTTAGGTGCAATCGGGCATTATGCTTGTGGATTTGAAACAACTAATTCTGCAGTCGGTGAATGGATGTGGGATAATTCTCATTTCCGTACTAACACTGGATTTACAAAGTATATTCTTAAGCATATTTTAAGCAGACAATAATAATGACTAAATTAAAAATTTTAAACGAAGTATTTAATAAGGTCTTTGTAATCACTACCCCACATTTTGAAGAACGAATTCAAAATATGAAGGAACGTCTTAGTGGGTGTGAGTATGAGTTTTTTTATGGAACTTATGGTGGAGACATTGACGTTGAATCATATCGAAAGTTGGGGTCTAGACTTACCAGAGCACAACTTGCATGTGCTCTAAGTCATAGAGATCTTTGTAAAAAGATTATCGATGATGATTTGGATAATGTTTTGATACTTGAAGATGATTGTGTATTCTCTGAAAATATTGAAAATCTACCAAATTATCATTCACAACTTCCTAGTGACTATGGAGTTTTTTTCTTGGGGCACGATTTTTCTGGACCGGCAGGAAATTATTTTTCTGAAAATTTAATCGAAGTTTCAAGCGGAAGTGTCGCTCAATTTCATTGTTTTAATATGACTAGAAGGTGTGCAGAACTAATTCTAGAAGTGAATAAGGATTTACTCTGGACTGCCGATGGGGTTTCCGCAGAGGTGTTAAATAGATATGAAATAAGATATTATTTGGCCAATCCGAAACTTGCGGTGCAAGATAATCATGGGGAAACATCTACTCTAGTTGCGGTGGATATTAAACATGGTATGGGACTTTAAATTGTAAATTGTTGACTTAATTAAGGAGGAATACGAATCATGGGTGTCAGTGATAGGCAAACTGAAAAATATGTAAAAAATTACATTTACGAAAACTTTGACGCTTCTGCCAGAATTCTAGATGTTGGTGCAGGAGCAGGTCTAAATTTGGAGATGTTAAAGGATAGGTACGATAACATCGATTGCATCGAAGTATTTGAACCTTATATTGAAACCTATAATCTGAAGAACAGATATAAAAAGGTATATCATCAAAATGTTGTAGAGTTTGATAACTTTAATGATTATGATTTAATCATTATGGGTGACGTTTTGGAACATCTTACTGTTGAAGATAGTGTAGATGTTTTGGATCGTATTGCCAAAAGCAAATCAGAAGTTCTCATTCAAGTTCCCTACCAGTATGTGCAGGGAATAGAAAATGAAAACATTTATGAGATTCACATACAGGATGACTTGACTAAAGAATTGATGGAAGAAAGATATGGTGAGTATTTGAAACTATTACATGAGCAATCATATCTTGGAATCTATATTAGGAATAGAGGTGATTCTGAAATTGAACAAGTCGTTAAGGCATCATCATTCAAAATGAAAAAGTTTAACCATATAAGAGATAGACATTTTCCTGATGGATATACTGACTGGATTCAATTCCGAATTGATATGGTAGTCTCACAGTTCTTGCAAAAGACTAGTGAGTTTATTGACCTAAGTGAAATTAAAACAATCTTTGATATTGGATCATTGAATGGTATTGAAAGTGTAAAGTTTACTGAAAAACTACCACAGGATGTAACTGTTTATACCTTTGAACCAAATGAAGAGTCCTATAAGAATGTTTTAATCAGCACCGAAGGTAATGCTAATATCATTACGAATAAATTAGCGGTTTCTAATTTTAATGGTAAGTCTGATTTTTACATGACCTACGAAAATATGGGTGGGTCTTCATTACTAGAACCTATGATTTTACATAAAACTGGTAATGATAATCACAAAACTACAGTTGATGTTGTTCAATTATCTGATTGGTGTCCAGAGAATAATGTAACCAGCATTGACTTAATATGGATGGATGTTCAGGGAAGCGAATTTAATGTCTTTACTGGAATGGGTGACCTATTAAAAACAGTTAAGGCAATTTATGTGGAATGTTCGAACATTCCATATTATCATGGTGCATCACATAAAGATGATGTGATTAATTATCTACGTGGTTATGGTCTGGAATTAGTTGACGAATCATATCACGATTCCTACGAAGGAGATTTTATTTTTGTCAGGAAATAAGATGAACTTTACTTTTGGTATTGTAACAGCTGGAACAATGGATGAACGTGTTCATCTTGTTATTAACAGTATAGAACAACTGAATATACCAGAATATGAAATTATCGTTATTGGTAATAGTTCTGTTTCTAGGGACAGAACTAAAATAATTCCATTCAATGAAAATGAGCGAAAGGCATGGATTACTAAGAAGAAAAATCTAATCACCCAAAACGCAAAATATGAAAACGTTGTTTACTCTCACGATTATATTGTCTATAATCCTGATTGGTATAATGGATGGATTCATTATGGAGATGATTATAAAGTTTGTATGAATCGTATGTTGAATGCCGATGGAACTCGTTATCGTGACTGGTGCATTTGGCCACATAATGATAATTTTGTTGATGGGATTGTCACTCGTCAGAGAGGTTGCCTACTTCCCTACGACATGACTCATCTTTCTAAGTATCTTTATTTTTCTGGTGCTTATTGGGTCGGCAAAAAGGATGTGATGACTGAGTTCCCACTTGATGAAAATTTGCTTTGGGGTGAAAGTGAGGATGTAGAATGGTCTAAGAGGATTCGCCAAAAGTATGATTTTTCAATGAATAAACATTCTTCTGTTCAATTGCTTGTTCAAAAAGATAGAGCATTTGATGAATCTGATGAACTCACCATAGAACAATTATTAATGATTAAGGAGTAGTTATGAGTCGTTGTTGTTTTATTATCTTTGCTCATTCAATAGATCAGGATGTTGATGACCTTGAAGATATGCTTGAGAATATACAATATTTTCATGATGACTGTGATTTTATTGTTAATCATCCAAATATTGTTCATCCAAAAGTCAGAGTTCGTCATGTTCCCGGTACTCTTAATCAATCGGATTTTATTTTCGGTGCATACAATAAAATTCTTAAAGAACTATCTGTAGAAGAGATTGAATCTTTTGACCATTTTTGTTTAGTGTCTGCCAACCAGTATTTTGTAGATAAAATTAAATTTGAAAAGGGAATCAATTACGTTCAGTTTTATAATACGGAAAACTGGGATGACCTTTATACTGGAAAGGATATGGATAAAACTATCATTGGGTTTCCTCTTCAGCAACCCTATGGTAGATGGGATCCTAAAGATTTGTATAAGCAATATGGTATTGAAACCCCAATGGCATCAAATTGGGAATGCCTAACCATAACGAAGGAGTCAATGTTACTTGCTAAAGAAAATGTTGACTCTTGTGCAGAAACATATTATAATCAAGATATGATTAGTATTTTCCCTGGTTATATGGCACTTATGTCTAAACAACCTTGGGAGTTTCCTGCTCATTTTGGAACATATGACCCGTCTAATCGTGCTCTAAGAAATCAACTTCTTTTTCCAGAACAAGTTGTAGAAAAGAGAAATGATGGGTATTTTAGTTAAAGACGTTGACGCTCTTTCCAAGATGCTTAGTAATGATGTAACTTTAATTGATTGGGAAAATAATGCTAGTGGAAAAACTGATGTCTTAGAAGTTAATAAAAAGATCTTTGACTCATCCCCACAGATATCGGTCACTCCAATTCAATATTATGAATCTGATAAATCGTATGCGATTAAAATTGAAGTTGAGATTTCTGACCCAAATGATTCTGACAGTGTAATAGAAGATGAATTTGTTATGAGTGTTTTGGATATTATCTCATTTGATGATGATGGTTTAATTAAATCTGTAGAAGCTTATCTGAGATGAAAAAGAAGATTAATTTACGGGGAGATACATTTACCCATCTGACGGGCGGGAACAAGGGATATTCCGTTCATGGTAAAGAATCCAAATATATTGAGTGGGTTAAGGATGACTCACTTGATTGTACTTTTTATATTGATGATACTATTGCTACTGCTTTTAGAGATAATGTATCTGGGAAAAAGTATGCTTGGATTTTGGAATCTATGTATATTAAACCAACTATAGTCAGTCAGGTTAAAAATAATCCAGATAAGTTTCTGGATACTTTTGAAACAATCTTCACTCATAATCAAGAACTTCTTGCTCTAGACCCTAAATTTAAGTGGTGTCCAGCTCAGGGATTTTGGATTAAAGAACCAAAGATATGTGAAAAGACGAAAATGATCTCAATGATTTCGTCAAATAAATCTATGACTGAAGGTCAAAGATTGAGACTTCAATGGGTTGAGATGATTGGTGAGCAGTTAGATCTTTATGGTCGTGGGTTTAATGAGATTGCTAGTAAGGAAGAAGGTCTTTGTGATTACATGTTCTCGGTTGTAGTTGAGAATGGTTTTTACAAATCCTACTTCACTGAAAAAATTATGGATTGTTTTGCAACAGGAACGATTCCTGTTTATACGGGATCCCCTGACATTGGTAAGTACTTCAATAAGGATGGTATTATTGATTTAACTGAAGAATTTGATGTATCGGAAGATATCTATTATAGTAAGATGGATGCAATCAAAGATAATTTTGAAAGAGTAAAGCAATACGAAGTCCTTGAAGATTTTATTTACTTAAATTATTTTGGAGATAAAGAATGACTATTGGTTATAATCGTTTAGGTTCTAATGGGCGTCTGGGAAATCAGATGTTTCAATATGCAGGTCTTCGTGGTATTGCCGCAAATCGTGGATTTGATTGGGTTATTCCCCGCCCAGATACTTATGGTGATTCTAATTATGGACTGTTTGATTGCTTTGAGATGAGCAGTGTAACCGAAAATAATTTTGGAATGGTAAGTGGTCAAAATGTTGTCACTGGTAGATTTGATTTTAATAAAGACTTTTTTAATCGTTGCCCAGACGATGTAAATCTTCATGATTACTTTACTACTGAAAAGTATTTTTCAAATATAACTGATGTCATACGTCAAGATTTTACATTTAAATCTGAAGTTCTAGATGCATGTAAAGAAATTATCGATGAAATTGATAATCCTATTTTTATTCATGTTCGTCGTGGTGACTACTTAGTTAATCCTGCTGCTCACCCAGTATGTCCAATTGAATATTACGAAAAGGCACTTACTTATTTTGATGATGAATGCCCTGTTCTAGTATTCTCTGATGATATTGGATGGTGTAAAGAGCAAGAACTTTTCCAGGGAGATAGGTTTATGCTTTCGGAATATTCTGAAAGATATCCACAAACTTGTGATACTCTTGAGGGGAGACAGAAAGCACTCATTCCATATTATGATCTTTGTATGATGTCTCTTTGTAATGGGGGAATTATTGCTAATAGTACGATGAGTTGGTGGGCTGCCTGGTTAATCGGAAATCCATCACAACCAATCATTGCTCCCAAAGAGTGGTTTGGTAACTTCTATGAGCATTATAATATGGAAGATTTGTATCCAGAATCTTGGATTGTATTGGAGGTATGAGATGAAAGAAATGAATGACGTTACTTACATAATGCCAACTAGAATTGAAAGTAATGATAGGTTAAGAAACATTATCACTTCTGTTACTTACCTGTTAAAAAATATCCCAGGTGCTAAAGTTCTTGTTAAGGAAGTTGATAATCAATCAGTATTCTCCGAACACGCTTTGCCAGAAATTCAAAAATATGTTTCTACTGATAATCTCAGACATATTTTTGAACAAAACAATGAGGATGTATTCCATAAAACTCGTTATCTGAATGACCTAATTATTGAGTCTGATACTGAGATTGTTGTTAGTCACGATGTTGATGCAATCTATCCAGTTTCTAGTCATAGTATTGCATATGATTTAATCAAAAATGATCAGTGTGATGTTGTATATCCATATGGATGTGGTGTATGGCAATATCAAGTTTTAAATTATGAGAATATTTTTGACCAATTTTTGGGTAGTGATTTTAATATGGATGTTATAATGCCTCATTGTAGAACTGAGGCATCTACGATTGGGTGGACTCAGTTTTATAATCGTAAAAAAGTCATTGAAGGATTTATGTGGAATGAGGCATTCCTATCATGGGGTGCTGAAGACTGTGAATTTTATTTTAGATTTAACGCACTGGGATACAGAGTTGGAAGAGTAGATGCTCCTATTTGGCACTTTGAGCATGGAAGAACTCATAACTCAGGGTGGAACAATCCTAAGTTTAAAGAAAATAATAATCTTTGGGAATGGATGCGAAATCAAACTTCTGAGAATATTAAGAGTTATTATGAAAATCAACCATATGTAAAAAGGAGACAAAATTATGTTAGCGTTTAATCATCTGGGACAACTTGGGAGACTTGGAAATCAAATGTTCCAATATGCTGCTGTTAGAGGTATCTCTGCAAATCGTGGATACGATTTTGGAATCCCACCTTCGGCATTTAGTCATGTTTGGTTAGAGCATCAATTATTTGAAGTTTTTGATCTACCGCATCTACCCAGAAGGAATATTAAAAATCTGGATAATGGTCATGCTCCAATTGCGAAGGAAAGGCACTTTGAGTTTGATGAACTTCTTTTCATGCAATGCCCCAATGAAGTATCTCTGTGGGGATTCTTTCAAAGTGAAAAGTATTTCCAAAACATTAGTCAAAGTATTAGAGAAGACTTTACGTTTAGGTCTCATATCAAAGACCCATGTGAACACATGATGAATGAAGTTGGAGATGCTATCTCCTTGCATGTGCGTAGGACAGACTATACAACAGACCCCAATCATACTGCTTTAAGTGTAAAGTATTATGAGAAGGCACTTTCTTATTTCCCGAGTGATGCTACTGTTATTGTTTTTAGTGATGATAACGAGTGGTGTCAGAATCAAGAATTGTTTGCTCCAGACAGATTTATGATTGCCGAAAATAATCCTAATTCTGTTGATATGTGTCTCATGTCCCTTTGTAAGGGGCACATTATTGCAAATAGTTCCTTTAGCTGGTGGGGAGCCTGGTTGTCTGGTTCTGATGATGTTGTTGCTCCCAATGTTTGGTTTGGTCCAAACAATCAACACAAAACCACTAAAGACCTCATTCCTTCGAGGTGGACAGTTATATAATGTATTCTGTTTATGGTGGAACAGGATTTGTCGGTGGAAATTTCTGCCGACTTTTTTCTGACAATGTGAGTCTCCAACGAAGAGATGAAAGAAAACCAAATACTAATGAGATAGTTTATTTTATCTCTACCGTTGACAACTATAACGTTCATACAAATATTACTTTAGATGTTGAAACCAATCTCAAGGTTCTATGCGAAGTTTTGGATTTTTGTAGAGATACTAATAATGTTTTCAATTTTATTAGCTCTTGGTTTGTGTACGGGGAAACTGAATTACCAGCAAAAGAAGAATACTACTGTCAACCTACAGGATTCTATTCCATTACCAAAAAAGCAGCAGAAGATCTTTTGATTTCTTTTTGTAGGACTTATGGTGTTAAGTATCGTATTCTTCGGTTGTGTAATGTAATGGGAAATGGTGATGGTAAAGTTTCTGCTAAGAAGAATGCACTAAGTTATATGATAGACCTTCTTAAAAAGAATGAGGATGTTTATCTTTATGATGATGGCACACCAATTAGGGATATCATGCACGTTAATGATGTGTGTCGTGCTATTGAACTGGTTTGTAGAGAGGGTAATTTTAATGAAATATATAATATTGGAAGTGGACAACCCACACCAATCTCTGCTATAATAGAGACTGCAAAGGAATATTTGGGTTCATCCTCAAGTATTAAAAGTAAAGAAGCTCCCGAGTTTCATAAGATTGTCCAAGCAAAAGATTTTTGGATGGACACAACCAAACTGAATCGACTTGGATTCACTCGGCAAATTAGTAATGACCAAATCATTCAACAACTATGTCAATAAATCAAGAAGTTTCATCTTTCATTTCTAACCTTAAAGAGAAAGGTGAAAAACTTTTTCCTTATATTCATAATAATAATTATGTAAAGGGAGAAAGTAATGTTTACTATTCTGGTCCTTACTGGGATGAGAAAGAAGTTGCAGCAGCAATTACTACTTTGTTGGGTGGTAAATGGTTACCTGCTGGAGATGAAGTCAATAAGTTCGAACATCAATTCTCAAAGAAATTTGAATTCGATCATTCTGTAATGGTGAACTCTGGTAGTTCTGCCAATCTTGTAATGATTGCGGCACTCAAAAAATATTTTGGTTGGAATGATGGTGATGAAATTATTGTTTGTGTTTGTGGGTTTCCTACAACCATCAATCCAATTATTCAGAACAATTTAAAACCAGTATTTGTTGATATTAGTTACAATGATTTGAATTGGGATATAAATCAAATCAAAGAAAAAATAACAACAAAAACCCGTGCAATATTTTCTTCACCAGTTCTTGCCAATCCTTACGATTACGATGCTGTCATCGATATTTGTAATCGTTACAATATCAAACTTATTGCTGATAATTGCGATAGTCTTGGATCTAAATGGAAAGGGGAATATTTAACTAAACACTCTGTAGCAGCATCTTGTTCCTTCTATCCTGCCCATCATATCTCTACGATTGAGGGTGGTATGGTTTCTTCTAATATCAAAGAAGTCGTAGATATTGCTCGGAGCTTTGCCTGGTGGGGCAGAGACTGCTACTGTGTGGGTTCTCAGAATCTTTTGGAGTGTGGTGTTTGTGGTAAAAGGTTTGACCGTTGGCTTGAGGGATATGATAAAATTGTAGACCACAAATATGTCTTCGGAAATATTGGATACAATCTAAAACCAGCAGACCTTCAGGGTTCTATTGGTCTTGTTCAACTTGAAAAGTTTGATGAGATTCACCAAAAGCGTCGTCACAATAAAGAACGTCTTCATAAAATCTTTGCGAGTCTTCCTTTCTGCAGAGTGATTGATGAACTTGCTGAAGCAGAAACAAGTTGGTTTGGTGTTCCTATCGTATTTGAATATGACAAACCAGGATTAGTTAAATGGTTAGAAAGTCATAAGATTCAAACTCGTAACTATTTTGCAGGAAACATTCTAATGCATCCTGCATACAAACATTTAGAACCTGCTAGTAATTATCCAAATGCTTCCAAAGTTCTTGATAATGTTTTCTTTGTTGGATGTTCTCCCGTAATCACTGATGAAATGATTGATTATATCGAGGAGGTTGTGCAAGAATATAAAAATACTCAAATTCAATATCACCCAGTTTAATTATGGACAAGAATAAAGCAATTTATAAACTCAAGGGTCTTCCTCCTATCTATTATTTGAATTTGGATGGGCAACCAGAAAGAAGAAAATATATGGAAGACCAATTTGAATATTGGGAAATAGAAAATTATACTCGTATCTCTGCTTATGATGGTAGAGAAGATGATCTAAGTGATATCATTAGAGGTCGTTATCCAGATAATATGCTTTCTGGTGAAGTTGGGTGTGTAACATCCCATCTCAAGGCACTAAAACATTGGTTAGAAAATAGTGACGATCCTTGCCTCTTGGTAATGGAGGATGATTGTGATTTGGAAGTTGTAAAACACTGGCCATTTACTTGGAAGGATTTTTATTCTAAGATTCCTTATGACTATGATGTTGTGCAATTGGCAATTATTAACCCAGCAACGGTTCATGTGCAACTTCATCATAGGTTTGTAAATGATTTTTCAACAGCATGTTATCTGATTACTCGTCACTATGCACAGAAGCTTGTTAGTCTTCATTGCCGTGATGACAAGTATAAACTAGACCAAGGTGTTAAACCCCGTGCTGTTGCCGATGATTTGATTTATAATTCTGGGAATACATTTGCAATTCCATTATTCCTTTATAAAATTGAATTGGGATCTAGTATCCATGACATTCATATTGATGTCTTTCATAGAAGCAGTTACGAAGGACTTTGGCAATTCTGGAGAAATCAATCGACGGATGTTTCGGATTGGAATGCAATATTCAATTATGATCCTTACTTTGGAAGACTCCCTCCTGGATT